TAGTTGTGGGAGTTGGTGGTGCAGGGGTTTAATCTGAAACATCAACGACTGTAAATCTTAAATCCATTAAACAATAAGCCTTTTGATTTGTTATATACATTTTATAAACACTAGCTAAATTAGTCGCTTCAGTTAAAGTATCAACTATAGTCATAGAAGCCTTATTAGAAGCGTTTATAACATGTAAAGAATTATTACCCGAATCTGAAACTAAAACATAGTCATTATCATCGTTTGCGTAAACATCAGTAAGGTTGGAAAAATCAGTAGTGTCCAACAAACTGCCAGCGAGACTTATAGAAGAAGGAGTTGAATTATCCAACGCTGACAATCTTTGAGCTAGTGGATGATAGATATAACCGTTATTATTAGGCATTAAAAATCTCAACCCACTTGTTCCATGTATATAAGTTGAGCTAGTGTAAGTTCCGACAACATCCCCTGTGGTGGTAGCGGGTAAAGAAGTTCTTTTAAGTAAAGTAATTCTACCGTCAGAAGAGCTTCCTCCTAAAATAGCGAAATAAGTCGAATTTAAAGAAATTTTTCCATAATTAATTCTAAAAATTTTAGTAATAGTTATACTGCTTAAATTAGAAACGTCAATCCGTAAGAAATTGTCATCGTTTGTGGTAGCATAAACATAATTACCTTCTTTATAGGCACTATAAACAGTGTAACCAACAGCAGTCGTAGAATCTAACGACATAGAAGAGGGGTCGCTAACATCATAAACATAAATATTAGAACTTCCTATTAAAACTAAATAAGAAGAACTAGCCAAAAAAGACAAGTTTGTCCCAGAAGCTATAGACAGATTTGATTCGTAAGAAATATTATTTTTATCACTAACATCATAAGCATAGATATAATTAATTGATGAAGTTATCCCATAATAATAAGAACCATTAGTAGCTCCCCTGGTAAAAATTACACCACTACCTGTACCATCTGTTTTTGACATATTAGTAGGGTCTGAAATGTCTATTATATTAATTCCCGAACATCCTATATAGGCATAATTCCCATAAATAACAAATTCAGAAACATCTGCGTATGAACTATTAACTGAAACAGAATCTACTATTGAAGGCGAAGTTGGGTCAGATAAACTAATAGAATGAAGCTCTCTATTCGCAAAAACAAAGGCGTAAGACCCGCTAATTTCAATATGAGTGGCATCGTCCAAAGAAGCATTATCATCTATCGAACCAACTTCAGCTCCAGTTGAAATAGAATAAACTTTTAAATATCGGTCTCCAACCACATACATATAAAAACCATAAAAAACTATTTTACTAGAGACGTTTTCATACTGCACACTTTTTTCAAAGAAAGTTGAATTATAACCTCGAAGGTCAAAAGTTTTCAATGAATAAGTCGTGTCTATCCCGTAAGCATATCCATCTTCATCGATAGTAGCCCCAAGTAATGACCCAACGTCTTCTGAAGACCACGAATAAGAGGGATACCCTTCGATACTTATATCAAAACCCACCATGTATCCAGCTGGATGACCGACTATTAAAAAATTTCCTTGTTTAAAAATTTTGCCTGGAGCTAATCCTGTTATACCAGAAGAAGACGACCTTCTAACAAAAGTGGGATTAGCTTTATCAGAAATATCTACCACTGCTATGACAAGCCTTAAATAAATACCAATCGTATAATCAGAGGCTATATAAGCATAATCGCCTTCAACATAAATAGCGTAAGCTCTTCCAAGGTCAGCACTATCTAAAGAACCAACTATCGAAATGTTGTCAGAATCAGAAACATCTAAAATAACTAATGTGTTATTAGCCCCTGTAACAACATAGGCATAGTCGCCATCTACGAAAACATCACCCCCAGTTGAAGTTCCTGCTGTATAATCTAATAATACGTCAGAGATAGAATCTCTTATTGTCATTGCCATTTATTCTATATAAAATTTATTAACTATAAAATATAACTGAACTACTAACCCTTTACTGCCAGTTCCGATAGAATCAATATTTATCTTAATTTGGTCGTACCTTTTGAAAGAAGAATAACGAGGGTCTATTAATGGAGTGGTCGTACTACTTTCAGAACCATTATAGTTTGCTGGAATTTTTATCCAACCAACAATAATTTCTTGATTGTTTTTATTTTGCAAAGAAACTTCCACCACTCCAGAAGAAGAAACTGTGCTTACAAAAGCATGGGTTGCTACCAATTCACCATCAAAAGGGACTGTAACTGTAACCTTATTGTCTCCAGTAGTTAAAGCCGTTGAAGGTTCAACAACTATTGCTTCAATTTGTCGGTAAGTCCCGTTGGGGTCTTCAACAGTTTCTTGATTATAAATTTCCTGTTTAAGAATTTGGTCGATAATAGGACGCTCTTCCCTGATGGGTATCCCAAGATAGTCCTGGTTAACTGGTTCTAAAAAATCTTTCTTGTTATTCATGTTCTATTATTAACTTTCTAATAATTGGTTCATTTTCCTGCTCACCATTATGAGTTATTCGGTATTGAAATAAATGAGCCTCAGTTCTCTTAAAAGGTGCTTTATGAACTGGATTTTTCATTCCATCAACTGTTTCCCAACCTCCTTTTTCTGATAATCTTTTATCAAAACGATACCTAAGTTTGCAGTTATCCAGCCTATCCCCAGCTAAATAAAGTTGTTGGAGACTTCTTTTCATATAACTTTCTCGGTAACCCTTAGCCCCTCTAGTAAGGTCATAAGGATGACTTATTACATCAAGAACTATCTGAGAACCTGGAGTTTGAGCATCCTTATAGCCGTCTCGATTCCCTTCATCAGTTTTCCAAACTGTTCCGTCATCATCACCAAAATAAAGCTTAGTTACATTACTTATAGTTAATAAAGCCATTTTTTTAGCTGGGTGGTCGAAACTCCACGCCCCTAACCAACGATTAGTCTTGGCATTAAACACAAGATAACAATTAGTAATATTAATATTATGTTCTTGATTTGTGACTGAACCAACATAAGCTACATATAAATCATTAATAACTCCAGATACTATGGTTTGACCAGCGGTCATTCCATCTATATAAGGCTGGACTGGTTCTGAAATAATCTGAGGTTCGGCATCTGCTAAAGAATTAAAAGAATAAAATCCTTTTTTGGAATTTCTTTTCCCATCATTAAAGAAAACCATTTGTCCTGAAACAACTTGAATACAATCTTTACTGTTAGCCCCAATATTGCTTGATAAATTTTTAACTCCATTTGAAGCGACAGGAGTTATAGTTCTTGAAATAGAACTATTTTTAAATAAATACAAAGCTCCTCTATATTCTTGTCCTGCTATCAACTCTTCACCATCACCAAGTCTAATAGAAACGTTATTGTTCCTGTTCCAATCAATAACATATTCATCAGAATCATTTTTGGCTGGGACATTGCTCCATAAAATGTCAGACCTAAACCCTTCAATGCCTATTAAAAATAAATAATTTCCGTACTCTAAAACATCATTAGCAGGCAAAGAGAATTGGACTGTTAAAGAACCTTCTTCATCAGTCACAGCTCCTAAACCAGCTGAAGAATAATGTATTTCTGTAGTGTTAACTTCTGTAACAGTGAAAGTTCCGTTATAACCACTTGGGGCTAGCCCAGAAACAACAATCTCATCACCAACCACTACACCATGACCAGAAGAGACAGTCAGTACAACAGTAGGGTCTGAGTAAGCTACTGCTGAAATATCAATAGTATTTAAAAGATTTGTAGTTGACCAAGTTTGACCATCAGCTGAGGTTTTTAATTCTTCTCCATTCGTCATAAAGCAATAATCTACAAAAGTTGCAAACCTAACTTCTTTATCTTCAGTATAACCTTTATCAGCTAAAGTCCAACCAGAATCATAATACATTATCTTTGAAGAGTTAGCTGTTCCAGTCGTCGTGGTCAAAGCGGCTAAGCCAGTTTTAGAATAAACAATTTCAGTTGCGGTTACTGAAGCTACTTCAAATGTTCCGTTATAGCCAGTAGGAGCTAGTCCAGAAACTGTTATGGTATCTCCAGCGACAATTCCATGACCAGAAGCAACTGTTAAAGTAACGTCAGGGTCTGAATAAGAAGCGTTGGTGATAGCAATTGAATCATTAATAACAGCTAAAGGGACTCTAGTGCCATCACTTTGGACAAAATCAAACAAACCAAGAATATCTTCACTGCTAGTGATTTGAGAACCAAATATTTGGTAACCTTTTCTTTTTCTCAAAGAACCAGGTTGTTTTTCCATATCAGCGTTCAACGCCTGATATAAAGCAGTAGGCTTATTACTTATGATGACTTCTTCGTTAAACCCCGACAGGACTTCCTGCCAAATAAATTGCTTGAGCATTATTCTAAGCTCCCTCTGCGACTGCTAGGATAAACCATATTAGGCTTAAACCCAGTCTCCACAGGGGAGACATCTTTGTTTTTATGTTTGATTAAGCTAACTTCAAATTTTCTCTCCAAAGACTGAGCATCTTTTTCTCCTTTTCTTTCAGCAATCCCAGCTCTTAGGAAATCAACATACAAAAATGTTGGGAAAGACAACTCATCAGAATCTGAGTCAATGTGAGTATATTTCTCAGAATATAAAACAGTTATAGTTTTAGCTTTATCGGACTCATTAATTAAGGGATAGGTATAAAGATAGCCGTTATAAATAGTCGCTAAATTAGGAGTTCCAGTTAAAGCTCCTTGCCAAACCTCATCGTCAGTGCTGTGAGTAGAGTCAATTCCAGTAACACCAGATAAAATATTAGTATCTCGGTCATTGTCAGTATAAGAAATAGTGTCAGTTCCAATTATAATAGACCCTTCATCCGCCAAATCTGAAGAATCATCTACCGTAATAGTAGTGTCTGTAGTAGCGACATCATCAGCTAACGCTGTTTTGACAGCATTCCCAAGTTCTGAAAGAAAAATATCATAAGTGGTTATTGCTATCTTTTCTCCATCGCACTTAGCATAAAGCAAGTTGCTGGCAGTCATCTGTTCTTTAATATAAGAAGAAACGTCATAGGAAGTCTGACCGACTGCTGTTTCAACAGTGACTTCTTTAAATTCTTCTTTCCAATTAATTTTCTCTTCCCTGATTCTTTCATCACATTCTGTCACAAGGTCATCTAAAAAGTCTTCAGTTATATCTGGGTCGTTATCATAAACATTTTGTCTAGCCTTAGCCACTTTTTTAACAAAACCTCTAGTTTTTCTATTATCCCCACTATATTTGATTATTTCCCAAAAATCTTGATAATAAGCAGTAGCATCAGAATTATAAAGCTTAGCTTTCCCGAACCCAGTGGAATTAGTAGTATCTTCATAAGTTGTTACTAAAGATTCTGGGTCTATGTCAACCTTAGATAAAGAAGAATAAGTTCCGCCAACCGTAGAAGAACGGAAGAACTCCACTTGGTCAGCTTTTATTAGTCTAACGGGAGTACCTGCTGGGTGGTCTTTAGCAACAGCCGCCACAGTTAAGACATTCCCAGTAGCACTGGTAAAAGATACTATTTCAGAATTTTCATCCCCAAACTCACCAATAAGAACATGGTTGTTAGCACCAGAAAAACCTTCATCAGAAAGGACAGTAATAGTAGTGTCTGAAGCTTCAACAAAATCTGTTATCTGTGAAAATGGGGTTGTGTCATTAATAACCCTTTGATTTTTGAATTTGAGAATCATTTTCTTAAATTATTTAATTATTTCTTCTTACGTTTTTTCTTTTTTTTACAAGCCATAATATTAATTAATTTTTATTCATAAACTATTGCTACATTAGCTGTAGCCCCTGTTATAGTTGGTGATGTTTAAAATTTGAACATTGGTCACGCCTCTAACGGGTAAATCAGTAAGCTCACAATAATCCCCAGTTTCAGTATCGGTTTCAAAAATTACCAAATCATCGCTATCTAATAATTTAATTGTGTAAGAAGTACTGGCAGTTGCGGGAGATACTATGATTTGGCGACACATGCCTTCAATCCTTTCAGTGTTTACTGAGATTTATCCATCAACTGCCGTGGTTGTGATGATTTCTTTATGCAAGAGTGTTTTGTTCATAATTTTAAGAAAGTTCATAAACTTTATAATATCCATCAGAGTCAGCTCCAGCATAGAAAATTGCGAAATGGGTTTCATCTATTTTTATCAGTTTAGAATAATAAGCAGCTTCAGTGTCAACAACTTGAGTTTTAAGAACAGTAATTGAATAATCATCGGCTAATTCAATAATTTTGACGACTTGCTCGCCACTGCTAGTGTTATCCTTACAAGAAATTAAAAAATGGTTAGAATCCATACTAACTACATCAAAATAATAAAGACCAGATGTTTCACTTAAAGTTTGAAAACTGTCTGTTTCTGTAATATTATCGTAAGAAGCATCTACAGAAAAAGTTTTAAAAAAAGCTGGAAAAATAAATCTATCGTCATAAAACTCAGACATGGTTGCCAATAAAAAATGGGTATCATTTATTTTATCAAGACAATTATAGTAATTAGAGTTTCCAGCACTCTGCTCAAGCGTATCAATTATCGATATTTCATAAGACTCATTGATATTTATACTAAGAACCATCCCTTTATCATTGCTACCATCAACCGCTTGGATAAATTTACTTGAAGTTAATCTAATCAAACTTCCAGAAGAAGCCCCGTAATCTGTTGATATAACATCTCCTTCAGTAATATTATATGATTCGTCAATAGAAAAAACTTTTAAATGTCCTTCTCCACCAGCGTATGATAATAAAAAATGAGTATCATCTATTTTTGCTAACGAGTTGACTCTTCCTAAACTATAGTCATGCTCTATACTGTCTAGTTCAGTAACTTGATAAGTTTCAGGGTCTATAGAATAAGTGTCGATAAAACCATCGCTTCCGTATTCTTTGTAAGCCATTATAAAATGAGTGGCATCAATTTGCACAGCTGACATTTCACCACCATAAGAGGTAGTTAAATCTTTAGAAGTTTCATCAACATAAGATAAAGTGCGGTCTTCATTGATTTGATAAATTTTTATTCTGACATAATTATAATCATAGATAATGGCTATGTGATTTTCATCTACCATAAACCCAGTCCAAGGGTAAGTAGAATTTAAACTGACACCATCTTGAAATTCACCAACATCTTTTTGGGTTACAACAAGCTCTTCCCAATTAATTCCTCCCCCTCCTCCTCCTCCTGACAAATTTAAAGGGATTTTAGTAAATATTGATAGATTTGTTCCTATCATAGTTTTTTATTAATCTCTTAGAGCCACAATATTTGTAGCAGTTGTTGCTTCTTTAACTTTAACGCCATAAACAGGTAGAATCGAACCAGCGGTTAGCCCGATAAAAGTTTCCTCATCTCCTTCACTATTAACAACCACAACATCACCATCACCTCCAATATAAAGAGCTTTGAACTCAGCGATTTCGTTATCATCATCTGTTGTTACCGCATCAAATCTTCTAGCAGAACTAACGCTGTAAGCTTTCCCTTTTTCATCATGCAAAATTTCTCTAGCCATTTTTTTTATTATTAATTTTTAAAACTTCTTTACCTAATTTTCTATATCTTTTTAATTCTTCCTTCATCGCTTCAAGTTTTTGGTATTCTATGATAATTTTCTTTTCTTGAATCATCACGTCAGCTTGAACTTTTGGGATATATTTATCGTTGATTAAAAGATGAGGGACATCTTGACCATACTCATCCTTCATAATCAAGGCAGGTTGTTCTTCTTCTGGGTGAAGGTTGTCTTTCTTATATTTTGAGATTAAATCCATTTCCTCAGCCTTGGCTCTTTTGTAAATGTCTTCATCAGTCTCTTGAATTTCTTCAAGTTGTTCTTTTGGTGTTTTTGTTTCAACTTCTTGTTCTTCTTGAACATTCAAAGTGGTACTAGGAGAAGTCTCTAACTTTTCTTCTGGTTTTACACTTGTTTCCATAAAATTTTATTAATTAATTAGGTTTCCGCCCTTCCCTCCTAATAATTGGCATAAACTTCTTTAGTGGTGAGTCACCGTTGACTCACCTAAAAAAAGTCTATTCTTCTGTAGTTGGAATGGTTTTGACCGCAGTCGGTTTCTTCCCAACATATTCAGTAATTTTTACCATTGGAACACCATCTTTTTCAAAGTATTCCTTAACAATATCTGTAACTACTGGTTCAGCTTTTTTGACTTTCTTTGTTTCTTTTTTCTTAGCCATAGCTTTTATTTACTTAATTAATAAATTAGCTAGCAACTGAAACACCAGTTGTTGCGAAGGTTGGAACAGCTCCATCGACATAGATGTTCATAGCAGCCTGAGCCATTACAGTATGGTCAACTGAAGTACAATCTTTCAAGATTACACAACCTTCAGTTTGAGCAGCACCAAAACCAACAGCGTGGTCAGGAGTAGCAACTGACAAGATGTTGTTGTAGAATACTGAGTTTTTAACTAAGAACATTCTTTCAACATCAGTAGCGTTCGCTCCATAAATAGCAACATGCTCGTTTCCTCCAGCTTTTGATAGGAAGATACAGTCTTGGATGTAGTTATCTCGGCATTTTTTACCAGAGACAATTCCACCAGTTAGCAACATATTTGGTCTAATTTTAGCATCAGCAATGATGTTAGCACTAGAACCAAAGGTGCAACCAATCCATTGAGCAGAGTCACCATTATTAGCTACTTCAGCAGCTCCAGTAACATCTAAGTCAGTAGATTTGTAGAATTCACAGTTAGTATATTTAGCATACTCACCAGCTTCTACGACACAGTAGATTCCTTCAGCAACATCGTTACTATTCATAAACTTGATGTTGTGGAAAGAGTTCCTAACACCAGTATTTTGCATAGTTCCAATGTCAGTAGCAGCAGTCGTAGAACCTAAGGAAACCTTAGCGTTTTGACCGAACATTCTACCTCCTGAAGCATCAACGCCAACAAAATGAACTCTATTTTTGCTAACAGTTAGCATAGAGCTTAATACGTGAGTTGAACTACCCATAAGAACGATAACATCATCCATATTGGTAGTAGCCATTGAGTAAGCCTGAGAAATGGTCTTCACCGCTTCTTCAGGACTTTTCCCTGTATTTCCATCATTCCCACTTCCGTAATCAACGAAAATGTATTTACCTTTGGTGGCTGGTAAGTCTCCAGAAGGTAATTGAATTCCGAATGAAGAAACTCCGTTTGGAAAATTAGTAATCATTTTTTTGAATTAATTATATTTAGCATTTCAAGCCTAATGACTTTACTTTGCCTAGAGGTTTTCAGCGACTACCTTAAACCCCTTTTTACCCTGTTGGGAGAGAGGGGTAGTCGAAGTCCCTCTCTCCATTGGGTATTGAAACTGGCTATAATAGCCTAATTCCTTCTTAGCTTGAGTAAGCAGCACCATCACCTTTACTTCCCCATACACCTCTCCAGTTCTTGAAGCCAACTTGCCATCTGGCAGCAGCATCGTAGATAGTATTCTTATTCTTATTATCTACATAGACTCGGCTTTTTACACCTTGTCGTTGATAGAAGATAAATGGAGAATAAAGAGCATCTACTAAGAACCAAGCTGTGTCACTACCTCCGTTTTGGCTATTAATCCACTTGGTTGAGACAACAGTCATAGTTCCGTCATAAATATTGACATCATTATTAGCTGTGCTAGGTCTCAAAGTAGAGTTAGTCAAAATGTAAGCAGTTTTTTCCAAAGAATCGGGGACAATCAACATTAGTCGTCCACTTCCAATAGCCATTGGCAAACCTCTATCATCTAATTGTCGTCTTAGGGCTTGTTTAGCTACTTCCAAATTAGGCTCGCTTAATACAATTCCAGTTGCGGAAGCATTAGATTGAGCAGTTCCTCCGTCTTTTCGAGGATGTCCTACTGAACAAAGAGGTTTTCCATCAGAGTAATAAGTTACATCTGAAGGTAAACTAGATTGAGCAGTAAAAGCATAATTGAAAACACTGAAAGCACTTCTATCGAATTCCATTTTGAATCCAATATGAATATCTCTAGCTTCATCAAACTTGTCTTGTAAATCCTTATCTCGGTCATCTTTGAATTCTTCGGTGATTTCTACACCATTAGTCTTTTTGATAAATTTAAAGACTGTTTTGTATCCAGGTAGTCTGGAGTCCATTGCATAGTCTTCTCCTTCATCAGTAAGTCGGGGGTATCCTACACCAGTTTTGCTGGTAAGGGTTTCCTCAGCTTTGTCTGAATTTTTTTGTTTGAACAGAGCAGTCGCTTTATTAGCTTCAACTCCCAAGGCAGATTCTATCCCTAAAGAATAAGCCATTTCAGCTTGGTTGTAAGCTTCCACAAATTTTGCTCCTGTCCCTTTAATCCAGCTTTCGCCCCAACTTGAACGTAATTCAACATTCATAGTTTTGCTTAATTAAAAATTAAAAATCACTCTTTAAGGAATACTATTCCTTGACACCTTCAATTTCGCTCATAGCCAAAGAAACCATTAAACGAGTTGAATCGTTAGGGTCTTTGCCTAATGAATAGAAATTAGCAGGAGTCCCGATAGTTCTGGTAGCAGTAGTTTCTAACAACTGACCATATTCAGCACCAGCAGAGTTAATATCCAATCTAGCTCCAGGTAAGTCAGAGTCGTTAGTAGTACCTAATGTTCCACTAACTTCAGCTGAATAAACTGAATCTTTTGAAATATCAACGAAAGCATAGTAACCATCTGAGTTTGTAGCATCAGTAGTTACCTGTCTCACATCGTTACCACTAGCAGTACCTGCTACAACAGCAGGAGCTGGTAGAATGTTACCGTTAGCATCAGCGAAAGAAGCTATAACCCCCAAAAGAGGTTGAGCAGCAGCCCCTAAGGTAGCTACCCCGTTTTGGTAAACCTCAATTGCATCACCAACCTCGAAGGTTTGGGATACACCAAGATTAACTAAAACTAGTTTTCGCCCGACACCACCGATACTTCGTGCAAATTTTAACATAGCTTTATTAAATTAGATTAATTATGAGTGGTTACCATTCTAGGCTAAGAAGACCTTTCTTTTGCATGTCCTTCATAGCTTCGATTGTTTCGGCTGAAACACCCGTCCCTTCCATAACTTTCTTATCCATAGAGTCCAAGTCGCCTTGACCTTTAGGAGTAGTTTTCTGGGTATTTCCACCACTATTGCCCGCTTGATTTGCGATTTCTCTTTGCTTTCTCTCAATTTGAGTTTTGCCTGAGTCTTCGCCTCCAAGAATCCTATGAGCTTTCTCCAAGTCTTGATAATAATCTCCACTTGGTCTGATAGAACCATTCATCTCATCTAAGAGTTCAGCCCATTTATCTGGGTCTTCTAAATACTCAGGATGAGAATCATAGAAATCAGAACGAGCATTTCTTCTTTCTCTTTGGATTCTCTTCGATTCAGATTCCATGAAGGGTTTGATTTTCTCGTCAACTAAGCTTTTGATGTATTCAGGGTCGTAAGCTTGATTTGGGTCAACCTTCTTTTCCTTTTTATCATCATCTTCTTTCCAAAAATCGTCCTCATCATCTTCTTCTTCTTTCTTTTCCTCTTTCTTTTGAGGAGGAGTCTCTTTTTTGGCGGGAGTTTTTTTAACTTTTGCTAATTCTTCCTCTAGCTCTCTCTTTTGAGCTTCGGCTTCTCGAGCCTTTCTCAAGGCTTGATTGTATTTATTAGCATCCGCTTTTTCTCCCTCTTTGACGAAATCATCTTTCTTCTTGTCATCTTCTTTTGTCTCCGCTTCTTTATTAGAAGCATCTTCGACTTTCTTTTTTTCCATAATTTTTGAGCCTAACCTGTTTTGTTACTGCTGGTGGCTTCCAGCGATGGCTTAAATTAATTATTAATATTTTACTATCCTATTTTTCTTACTACCTACAGCTTTCTTTTGTCTAGCAGCTTCCCTCATTTTCTTCTTAGGGGTATGGTCTTCAAACTTCTCGGCTAAAGTAATGAAGGCGTAGGCTGAGCCTTTAAAGCTCTCTTCTTGGGTGTAAAGGAACTTATTCTGATAAGCATTGGCACATTGCCTTAGGAAATCTCCAAATTCTTTGGTTTCTTTCCGCTTAGCCAGAAAATTAAACATCTTATTAATCTTTTTCTCATTCAACTTTTTGTAACTTTTAGATTCATAGAACCTAAAGAACAAATTTAATAATCGTTTCCTCATAATAGTTCTTCTGCCCCTGGTATCCCTCCAGTTACTGGTGCATTAGGTTGATTAACGCCCCCTCCTGGCGGTGGCACTTGACCCATTTCCATGGTTTTTTGCATCTCTTTAGGGTCAGGCTTTATATAAAATCTATCAGGGTCTAATCCTAACCTAATAATGAAATTGATAGTTGCCTCATCAGCATCAATCAATGGGTTAGCCTTAGATTCCTCTAATAGAGCTGTTGCTACTTGCAATAGTTCCTGTCTGGTGGTTGGTGGTTCAACATCCTTATTAAGTCTGACAGTATATTTAGAACTACACATCTCAGGGGTGACATCTATCCAGAAAGGGTTCTTGCCAGTGTCATCCACCGTGATTTCTCTATATTTAGGTTTAGTCTTCTTGTTGCCGTTCCTGTCTTTAAGCGGACTTCCGTACTTATCTTTAAGAACTACATATTGAATCGGCTCTTTATAGAACTGACAAATATTAGAAACTCTCAACTTCGCTCGCCTAAATAATAGATGTTCAATAAATACTTTGAAATTTCCTGATAATTTCTTGGCGTTTTCATCCAAAATAACTGCCTCTTTGGCTGTTTTTCTTCCGCTATGGACTCCCATTTGAGTTGAACCAATAGCGGTATTAACATCTGACTTCTTATCCAACCATTCCAACACCTGGAAGGTAGATTGCTGAGTTCCTGAAATATTAAGCTCTTTAGCTTGATTAACATCTCCAGTCATTCGGAAGGTCTTGCCTGGGAACATCTGATAAGAATCCATTTCTGCCCCATCACCTAACATAATCGGCTTATGAATAGAAAGAACTTCTTGGTCAACCGTCATTCTAAGCAAGGCATTAATAGTCTCTTGTTCTCCAGCCATAATATCTGGTAGAGCTTTGCCATAGAACTCATCTTCATCAGCTATTTCGTAAACAGTTTTAACGAAGGGTAGTCTTTTGTGATTGAATGGCAAAGGACAAACTTCATCTTTATCTTGAGGATTCAACCAAACTCCGTTGGCTAGAACAATGAATTCATCAATATCTTCATTGTAATACTTCATTATCTCTATAATATCGGTTCTGTCGTCTCCAACTTGCTTATATTTAACATTCTCAATCTCTTCGGTATAAATCCCTGGTTTTACATATTTAGCCTCCTCATACCCACCATAGACCTTATCGAACTCCTCTTTATCCATGTATTGTAAGACAATACAGTCATGTTCAATCTCAGCTGAGTTCTCATTAGGGTAGAACTGCATCAAAGGGACAATATCTCCATAGACATGACCGCAACCTCCTTCAATAATCTGACGTTTTCTGGTCTTAGCCTTTCCAGTTTCGTGATTGAAACCAGTAATCTCTTTAACTTCTTTTTTAACCTCCTTGTAGCCTTCTTCAACAATTACAGTTCCTTTAACACAGGCTGATAGAGTTTGTAAGTACAATTTATAGAAGCCTTCTTCTTGTTTATGAGTGTCCTCGAATACCAGCCTCATGTCAGCAGCCTTCTTGTTATCCTGCCTACTGACCCCAACTATGTTGATGTAAGGTCTAGCAGCAGCTATATTAGCCACAGTAGCCTTAACTTTAGCTCTAGTCTTCTGGTCGAATATAAGTGACTGCCAAGCCTCCTTAGTCTCTCTAATCTCATCTGGGACGATTCCATTATAGGCATCTACATTATCATTAACATATTCAGTAATAGTCCTGCCATCAAACTCCCTTCGTTTCTTATCCCGCTCATCTCGCATGTCCTCAAATCGGTTATAAACACGATTAATGGCTTCCACCTGCTTCTTGTTGGGTTCGTAATTATATTGTTTTTCTTCCTCCATAATTTTTTTTAATAGCTTACATGGGAATTACCTTCACGGACTTTATCCCACTTAGTATATGTTTCAGTGACTGGCTTCCTGGCTGGAGTAACCATTTGAATTACACTAGCCAAAGCATCTATTAAGTCATCTGTCGAACCTCTAGGGAATCGGAGGAGTTCGCCTTCCAAGACTCTGGTATTCTCGTCATTTTCCCTGTGATAGACACTGCCGATGGCGTATCTAGGTTGTAAACCTTTAATTTTACGTTCTTTATCGGTATCAGCTTTGATTTCTTGAATCCTCATAGAGCTTACAGTGGAGTGAGACCGTTTTTTTTCTTCTTCTATGAAATATACTAAGGATTTCTGATAAGCAACTGTTTCAATTCCCACCTTCTCGGGAAGCCACCTTTCATACATTCCAAATAGTTCCTTAATGGTCTCAACCGGAGATAATCTCTCCCTAATCATCTCTGCTATATACATTTCGTTCTTAGTATTGACCAGAACACACATTATGGCGGTGAAATCAGCTGTTTCTTTCTTAGAAATCGCTGGGTCAACTACTATATAGAACTTATGAGGTTTTTTTAGAAGTACATTGTCTAACTGTAAATCATTAAAATATCTAAACATCTCTCTTTTAAATATCTGGTCTTCTTCTGAGACTGGTTCATTGAAATATTCCTGATAGAAGGCTGCATCTGACCTGCCCTCTATTGACATATCTCGCCTTTTCTGTTCTAGCTTCTCTACAGTCCAGTTACTAGCCCATAATAATCTCCTTTGATTGTCCCAAGCCCTATAAATCATTCCTTCGTGAGAATTAATCAGAGTCTGGAGCAAGGAATCATCGTGCAAAATAGTTCCAAACATCTTAATAGTACCTACCTCATTTTCCGTAGCTGGAATAATTCCTCTAGTATAGTTCTGCAAATACTTCAATCGCTGGTCAGGGTTCTCAATATGCTCATCTGACTCAACATCGTCCAGAATAATCCTAGTAGGTCGAGTATGACGAGATTTCAAACCTCGAATAGGAGTATCATAGCCTTTTCCTCTCAATCGAACTCCATTAACAATGAAGTCTCCAGTAGTATCTTTCATTTTTGAGCTAATCTTCAATCTAGGCGAAATCTTAGTTAAATCTCCATAAACCTCTAAGACATTATCACTATCCTTGAAAGTCTCTCTTAAGGCTTCCAGGACTTCACCAGCTTCAGTGGCACTCTTTTCGATGACTACTATGAACTCATCTAGCCCTACTACACAGCTAAACGCTATACAGAGCTGAACTAGAGTAGTTTTACCAAATCCACGAGGACAAGCAGTGTACTCATTCTTATAAGAAAAGAACTTCTTAACTAATTCATAATGGAATTGAGGGGTCTCTTTATTAAAATAACTTGGCATGAATGTATGTCCCCACATAATACATTTAATCGCCAGTTCATCCATATCATTAAATTTCTGAAAGAACTTCGCCAGCTTAACTGGGTTAGCATCCGATAGCAATTCCTCCAATTGAGCCTCTAACTGCTCTTGTTTAACTGTCTTTGCCATATTTCAAACTGCTTTTACCTGCTAATTGGGGTTTCTGTTCTTTTTCTGAGAAAGTCCTAACTTTAGCTCTTAATTTCTCCCGTTCATCTTGAGATAGCCCCGTCCCGTGATTACTATAAATATTGACATCCAAAGTCTCCTGAAACCCTCCTCTCATAGACTTCAACGCAAACATGTGGAAAATAGGATTACTTTTTCGATTACCCATTTCCTCATGAAACATTCCTATTAAACTCCTAAAGGCTAGTGCTGGTACTTTAAAAGCATCATTCACGTAAGCCTTATTCCCTTGTTGCTCCATCGCTATAAAAGTAGTAGTAGAAATGTCCAAATAAAGACATAAACCACTAATAGTGAAGCTCCTACCTGCCTCCATAGCTTTCCTAAAATATTTCAACCCATTCTTAATAAATTCCTGTAAAGACAACTTAGTAGCTCTCCCCTTACTATTATCCTTCAAATATTTCTTAACCTTGGGAGTTTCAATATAATCCTTCATCTTCTCCTCAACCATATCAAATGTTTCAAACCAAAACTCCAATTCTTGATTTTTAAGTGCAACTGGTTTCGAAAAATCTTTCTTTTTTCTCTTCTTTTTATCCTTGCCTCTTTTTCCTTGAAGCTTTTTAACAGCCATAAATATTTAAAATTACCTTATTTAAGCCTTTTTTTGTTTTTCTTTTCTGACTTGACAATAAAACAGACTACTTTATTAAAAAATCTTTTTGCCTTATCTAAGCCTTTTTTTATAAAATTATACGGGAATTTTTCGAAGAAAATAATCAACTTATACCACTTAAAACTAATCTTTTTTGTAAATTTAGAAATTTTAGAAAATTTCATCTTTTAGGCTTATTTATTATACTTCCAGAGGATTATCTTTTTCCCTTTTTGTAAAAATTTTTAGGGGAAAACGATTTACCTACTTTTAGAAAATTTACCTAGTAACGATTAAAGAATAAAAAATCAGAAAATCTTAGTTTATTAGCTTGTTTAAGGGATTTATTAGAGTTTAAAAAAGGTCTTATTTGGAAAGTGGAGAGGGGGAGAGGGGTCAAGTAACTATATTTAAATTGCCACCCCCCTGGGGGTCGGATTGTTTTATGTCGCAAAATGTAGATTGTGCGACATACTCAACCTCTTAAATAAGCCAATAATCAATAACTAGATGTTTATATAATAAAACACCACTATATATAGTGGTGCTTTAATCTTATAAATGGCTATTAACTGTTGGCTTTTAAGGTGCTTGTATAAAGATTGAGACAATAAGGTTAATAGCCGTTTAGAAGACTAACGACCACTTACTTATTGCCTAAATTACTTTATACGCTTTTATTCTAACTTGTATTCAACTAAAATGTCAAGTCTCTTTTTTGTAAAAGCCTTGTTTTGGGTAATAATAGACTTCCAGCCCCCAAAACAACCCATCAAAATCCATTCTA